GGGTCGGATGGCAGGACAACGGTGGTAACGGTGTATGGACGCCGATTAATAGCTCTGGTGATAGAGTTGGTAACTATTCTTCTTCAACCTATTTTGGGCAGAACGACATACCCTCGTATATTAAGGGTTATCACCTTGCAAACGGTGAGTATCTATACGTCAACAGTAACAATAACTGGTGGGTGAAATGTAACTCTAGTAACCAGCCCGTTGCTGGTCAGTATAATGGGGATACAGCCCCAAGTAATATTTCCCTTTTAGCTATTGGTAGTAACGTTGACATGCAACCAAGCACCTATATACCTTTGGGAAGCAACGCTTGGCTGATGCCAAACAGTGTTTTGGGTGGCTTTCTTAAAATAAGCATAGATCCAAGTAGCAACTACGCTGTGTCCATCTCAAAGCACTATAGTACGTTACTGTCGGGGATGGGTCTGAATCCAAGCCATTCTGGTGAAACATTTGATGTAACAGGAAGCACGGATCAATTCTTTGTTCACGCAAAGGTTAGTGGTGCTTATTACACTATTAACGTGTTCAATAATCCATATGTATAAGGAGGCAAGAAGTGAAATTAGATGACTTAAGAACTGAGCGTAATGCTTTGCTATCGGCAAGTGATTATGCTGTCTTGCCCGATGTTCCATATACGTTAAGCCCTGCTCAACGAGAGAATGTGGTGGTTTACCGTCAAGCACTGAGGGACATTACACTGCAATGGAAAAGCACAAAAACAACAATCGAGTGGCCTAAAGTTCCCTTTGAACTCGGCGGCAACCCTCTTGAAGGCATTGATCCTCCAGAAGAGTCTGGTGAATAAGGGTTACTAAATAATGTCTGAAGTTGTCTCAATTACGCGAGAAGAACTCGAATCTCTTATGCGGGATGCCGTTCGTGAGGGGGCCAGAACAGCCCTTGCCGAGGTTGGTCTTAGTGATAGCGATGCTGGAACAGACATCGTAGAGCTTAGAAACCTTATAGACTCGTGGCGTTCAGCAAAAAAGACAATGGGTCAGACGGCTCTTAAAATTGTTACCTCCTCCGTTCTGATCTTTATTGCAGTGGCGGTATTTATGAAACTTGGGATTAGCATAGGAGAGAGTCAGTGAAAATATCTGTAGCACAACCTTCCGTGGGCAAGATGAAAAAGCCCACATCAATGTCTGTAAAAGACAAGGCGCATACACCTGTATGTCCAGCATCAACAAAAACCTCAGTTCGTAAGGGCAAAAAAGCGAAGCGATAGTGTCTAAAAAACAAGTTAAAGCAATTTTAAATTTACAATCATCCGATGGATGGGAACTGATAAAGAAAGTGATGGAGGACGAGATCCTTCAAGCCGCTATGCAAATCGGTGAAAATCCTAATATGGAACTTAACGAGATAAACTTTAGGCGCGGAGCTATATGGGCGGCTAACAGAATGTTGGAATTGCCTGATAGACTAAAAATTAAACTAGAGAATGAAGTCGCCTTGTTACAAAGGGACGACATCAAGTCAGATAAAGATATATAGTAATTTTATAACCAGAAAATCCCGCTACGGCTGGATAGGAGAACCATAAAATGGCACTACCACAAGACCCCAAACAGCAAGCATCTGCGATTGACGCTCTGGCCTCAAAAGCAATGGGAGTTGAACCTCAACAAGTACCTCAACAAGCACCTCAACAGGCGGCTCCTGAAGCCCCTAAAGAGGAATCCACTCAAGGCAAAGCCGCAGATGTTGCCTCTCCTGAAACAGAGGGAGACAAGATTGCCGCCGAAGCTATTATCTATGAGGTTGATTTTGGTGAGAAAGACGCAGAAGGAAATGCAAAAAAGCGTCCTTTAACAGACAACCAGATTAAAGCTACCTTTGAGCGTTACTCGGCAATGAACCATAAGAATGCACAGTACAAACCTGTGCAAGACGTTATGGAACAAATTGCTAAAGCTAATCCAAACATGAGCATGGATGAAATGGCAAAGAATATGATTGCCATTTACAACTCTCAGGTATCTAACCCAACCATGGGGAACACCCAAGGTGAAAGACCACAGAAAGCAGGACAACCAAATCAGCCTCAACAGGGTGGTCTGGATCAAGTGCTTTCTAAGTGGGAAGAAGACAATGCAATCAGCTTACCTCCAGAATATAAGAACTTAATTGTTGGTGGTCAAAGCGAGATGCAACAGATGAAACAACAGCTTGCTCAGACACAACGTGCTCTTAAGCAAGTTCTCTCCCAATCTCAGGGTGTAGCAGATGCGGCTAAATCACAAGTCCAAGCAAGCACCACAGATAAAGTGGGAGCAATTAAGCAAACTATAGCAAACAACTTAGATAAAGTTCAGCAAGCTCTTCGTCTGCCAGACGACAAAGGAAATGACTTCATGGTCTTTGCGGCAGAAAGGGGATTTACCCTGGAAGATTTTGCAGACGAAAGACTAACCGCTAAAGTCATGACTGACTTTAAGAACAATATGGATAGCCCTGAGATGGAGCGTATGAGAGATATTGCCTCCAGACGACAGGCTTATACAGGATCTATGGGATCAACACCTAGCTCCTCTCCTGCCGCTACACCTGAGGGTGAAACGACATTTGATAAAATGTCTGCTAGAATCATGAATCAGAAAGGCATGGCATAACGAGGTAAATACTATGAAATGGCAAAAACCAACGTATGAAAACGTCCGTCTTGGCTTTGAAATTACAATGTACGTTAAGACGATTTAATAAACTTTCTCCTCCCAAACTATCCCCGCCTTCCATACGGTGGGGATTTTTTTTTAAAAAAGGGACGAAAACCTTCTTCCGATAAGATACTATCCAATTATACACAAACTCCACGCTACGGCTTGGACGTATAAACCAATGGGCAATGGGATGTTTTGACCCCGTTTCTCGACTGAAACCCATTTTTTTAACCTGTCATTATAGGAGATATTATCATGGCGGCTATTCAAGGAATGCGTGGATCAGGCGAGTTTTCGACTGATTTCCGCCCAAAGAACTATCGAGAGTTATTCACTCTCCTCGAACCCAACGGTAACGCACCGCTAAATGCGATGCTTGCAATGGGATCGTCTGAAAGCACAGACGACAGTGAATTCAAGAACTTCCGTGACGAATTACCAGATCGTAAGTTAAAAGTTAATGGTGCTGTTGCGTCTACCTCGACAACAACAATTACTATTGACCAAACTGACGATAATAAATTCGCCATTAACGGAGCTATTGTTGTAAACAGTGAAACTGGTGAGGTGATGCACGTTACTGCGGACACCACATCTACTACGCTTACTGTTACTCGAAACATTGGTGGAACTTCTCACCAGATTGCAGATGATGCTGAACTCTTCATTGCTGGCTTTGCGGCGGCTGAAGGTGGAAACAGCCCAACTGCTATCAGTTTTGATGCAACAGTTTCCAACAACTATTGCCAGATCTTCAGGACGGCTTTTCAAGTATCAAATACTTTGCAGAGCACTTATCTAAGAACTGGTGACAAGATGGACGAGGCGATGACTAAAGCCCTCAAGCTCCACATGTCTGATATCGAAAGAGCTATGTTCTTTGGTGTTAAGCATGAAGCTAACGGCTCATCGGCTAGTCCTACACGTTTCACTGGTGGACTTTTAAACGGTCTTACCAATGTCACTGACATCACAACAGATTACGCCACCTACGGCGGCTCATCTGCTGGTCAAATGACTGAGGCAGGCTTTGACAGCCTACTGATTTCATCCGTATTTAAATACGGTTCCAAGCAGAAGATCGCTTTCGTTGGTGAAACTGTTGCGAATAGTCTTCAACAGATCGGTAAAGATCGTTGGAAGCCAGTAACCTACGAAGGTGCGTATGGTGTGAACCTCACACAATATCAAACTTTTGCGGGTGATCTAATGGTGCATTTGCATCCTCAGTTCCGCCAAGTGCCGAACATGAAGAATGCAATGGTTATCGTTGACTTCCCATATCTTTCATATCGTTATCTGGAAGGTCGTGACACGCAACTCTTGGAAAACAGACAATCACCTGATGCAGATAGCATCAAGTCAGAATATCTGACTGAGTGTGGCTTAGAATTGCTCCAAGACAAAGTGCATTCATATATCAAGAACTGGTCAGCCAAGTAAGGACGACCCGCTCTGGAAAATGAGTATACTGAGGGGGTGCATTACGCACCCCCTTTTTTATTGTTAGGAGGAAAATATGACAAGCAAAAAAAAGCCAGTCCGCGCTAGGACTGCTAAAGGTCACTATAAAGCTGACGACCCTTCAACCCCAGATGTAAATGAGGCTTTCGTACAGGATAAGCCTGCACCAGTTAAAGCCCCAACTCCTGCCCCTGCCCCTGCCCCAACAGGCACGGTATGGTTTGAGTCACGAGAAAAAGAACCATCCAGTTTTGAGGTATGTGGAATTGGCCCAATAAGAAACACTTCTTCAGGTCGTCTTGAGTGGGAAGTTCCCGCAAGCGATGTTGCAAGATTTATGGCTAACCACTTTGTCAATAATGGACGTGTTAGAAAAATGGGATAGGTGAGTTATGGCGAGCACTACAGCTACATTTACTAGCAATACGAACCCCCACAGACGAGATAACTATTCGCCTCTGTCAACCTTGGTCATGCAAGCTCTCAGACGATTTGGAGACTTCCACCCTGGCACGGTAGACGGGGACGTTATGCTTATGTTCTTGGAGTTCGCTAATTCCATCATAGACGATATTCGTCTGCATCCTTACCATGATACAGCTAACCCCATTAATTATTACGAGTCGGTTGAGGAATGGAGAGAAATTCCTGACCCAATAATAGTTAATGGACTGCTGTACCATTATGCTCTTCAGCAAGGAAGCGACAAGCTCCAGATGTACATGCCTCTGTATAACAACACAATAAATTCTCAGTTGTGGCAACAGTACAATGGAAACACCAAGTTACAGATGCGTGTAATGGATGATGGAACAAACTCCAGAAATAAAAATGGTGTCAAAACCAGCAAAATTAATGGGACAGTAACCACGTGACATCCTCTATAAAATCACCGTCTGGCATAAAGTCAAAGACATTTGCCTATGAAAACTTCCAAGGTCTTGATACTTCGAGAGATGTCACGTCTTTGGATACTGGTAAAGACCAGCATTTAACTGATTTGATAAATGCAAGTTGCGATTGGCGAGGACAGATTGTGCGTGATCCTGCGGTCAAGAAAGTTGCAGGACAGCACATAGTTACACATGTTGCGTTCTACAGTAAGGATGGCATTGTCTATGCAGAGAAAGACGGCACTGCTCTGAATTTTCGTTCAGACAGGGGCCATGAGATTATGGAAGTTCATGACCGAAATGCAATAGTTTCTAGCTCAGTCTTTAACCAGTCTGTATTCTTAGCAACCCGAGGAAGACCTCTCTATCGTTATGACGGCATTATGTTCAATAGGAACCAATCTCCGTCAATGAATGAATTAAAGCCTGCTTACCTTACCTCTGTACAAAGGCGGTTATGTGCGGCTGGCATAAACGGAAGAGAAACAGAGGTTCACATATCTCGTGTGGACCAAGACGAAATATGGCCTGAAGACGAGAATAAGGACGAGAATAGTGTTCTTAGGGCAGGCTTTTTTGACGTAGCCAACATACTGGGAACGGCTGATGTTATAACTGGTCTGGGACACTTCGAGCAAAATAGGCTAGTTATATTCACAGCAGACAGGGCTTTAATCTACAAAATTGATCCAGATATAAACCAATGGATAATAGACGACAACGCAAATATATTTATCGGGTGTGCAAGCCACAACACTATCGTGAACGCAGGGACGGATCTACTTTTCTGCTCACGATCTGGCATCCATTCAATAAAGAGATCGGAAGAGAACGGCATATTAGTTTACTCATACAGCCTTTCCGATAAAATAGATCTTCTCTACAGAGAGTTGTTTAACTCGGTAGATGATCCAGAGACAATATCGGCAGTATTCGATCAAGACGAAGGCCAATATCATATTTACTTTCCCCTTGGTGGCGGCACTTTGTGTCGCCGCCTAACACTCGCTATGAACCCAGAGGGCGGGGAAGCTCAACCAAAATTCAATACTGGTGATTTCCTTAACTCAAGATGCGGGGCTTTCCTTAACGGTCAGTTTTACGTTGGAACGGCTGGTGGAGTATACAATGTTCTGAAGGTAGAGCAGGAAAAAGACGAGTCATTTACTCCTGATATGCAGATAACAACACCCCTTTTGTGGCATGGAAGTTTGCAGGATGTGAAGGAAACTCAGAGCATTATCATACAGGCGGCAGGCAAAGGTATCATCACTGTCGATGCACAGGACCAAAAAGGTAATGTTATCGGAGAATTAGTTATAGAAGTTGATGACACTGTGGACGACAACTACTTTGTAGATGTGCCATTATCTAGGCAGTATGAACGAAAATGGTCTCACCGCTACCAAGCGGCTCAATATAGATTTAAGAGCAGTGGTGGAGCGGGTCTTATGAGGATCATTGGTTTTGCGGTGACAGTGAGGCAATAATATGGCAAGAATTAGACAACAGTATCCCCAAAATTATGGTTCCTCAGGAAACATTAATACTGAGTTTGAGACCCTTATTCGGTATTTAAATTCCGCAGAACTTGGTGATAACACTATTGGCGAGCTACTGGCAAAAATATTCGACTCGTCTGGCAACTGGTCTGGGCCTGTTGAATTTAGAAAAGACAGCTCTGCTGGTTTCCAATATCGAGTAGGATCATACTCAGACGCTTCTCTTGGCTGGCAAACTCTCGCAACTCTTGCTGAGTTAAGGGGCGAGTCTGGATCAAAAGCATCTGAAATTGGTGCTCCAATATTTTATGGCAGAGTGGATTATACGCCAACTGCCGCTCAAACAGTTTTTGATTATGCTCATGTGAGCACGGATTCTATACTTGTTTATGTAGATGGAACCTTAAAAAGAGAAGGTGCTTTAAACGATTACACAACAAGCACAACTGCTGGAACAACGAGTACGGGTGCGGTTACTTTCAATGCTGGACTAACTACGAGCCAGAACGTCACTATCTTTAAAGTAAGATCTACTTCGATTACTGGTTACACTAGAAGCGATACTTACACTACAGCCACGCAGATTAACTTCCCGTTCACTTTTGATACGGATACCAAGTTACAGGTTTATAAAAACGGTATCTTGCAACGTGAAGGCGGTACATACGACTACACGTCTATTCCCGCTCAGAACGTGATCCAGTTCAATACAGGCGTACCAGCAAGTAACTTAGTTACCATCATTACAGTTGAGAACACATCTGTTCAGGCTGTTACAGGATTAATGTTTGAAGAAAACTTTGCAAACTCAGCTACGGGTTTA